CCAGTTAATAAAGAAAACCCTCCTACATTTGCGTTGTAGTATCCAGTCGTTGAAAAGCTTTCTAATGTAGCTCCCTCGATATATGTCCATTGGTCTGTTTTTGGACAATCTGGAGATTCACCAAAAAATGTCCAATGATATATTGGTTCGTTTTCATGAAATGGATGATTTGGGTCACTTGAACCGCCACTAAAAAGCCAAAAAGATTCTTGCAATTCTATATTTATATTAACAAGCACAAACTCGCCATCCGCTATAAAAAGTTCAAAATATCCCTCTCCAATTTTAGGCACGTTATATTCATAATTCACTCCGTTGTACGTAAATGAAACACCGATACAATCACAATTTCCTGTACCGCAAGTAGTCCAAAACGTTGAACATGGATAATTATATACGTTGCTACCACCTGCTAAACTCTTATCACTTAACAATACATTTTGCCCTGAGTAGTTACTTCCGTTTTCATATAACGCGTAACCGTCAAAACATTTGTCCGTGAATGTGTCTATTAAGGTTTCAATTCCATCAATGCTGTAATAAGTCTTATAAGTTACGTTACAATACGCATATTGGTTTGTTAGGTCATCTGTACCCGATACGATTGGGTCTGATTGATTGAAGTCGAAATACTCACGTATAAACGGACTGATATTGTAGTACGTGTTTATGTTGTTTATGCTTGGAACTTGTTTGCTAAGTGAATAACTTGGAAACGCTGGAGCTGACCCCATGCCATTCCAAATAAACAATTCTAAACGTGTGCTTTCTTGACCTGTTTCGTTAATCGTTACAATATACGGTGAACGTGCAAATATCATTTTTTAAAGTTTTGTTTCATTATACTATCAAATAAATCCACTACATCCAAACCGTAGCTATCTACTAAGTCATCGGGTAGTTTTTTAAAGGCTGCTTCAAAAGGCTTTGTAAAGAATAAACTTGGTTTGATTCCTTTCTCAAATATACTTCGTGCAATAGCGAAATTTAATCCTTTGCGCTTTTCAAATTGTCCGCCTTTTCCTCGCGGTGCTAACCCCTTTCTAACCGTCCATTTATCGAACGCTTTTGGCGGTGGCATTTTAGATTTATAACTAAAAGGCGTATCGTATTTTTTCTTAACTCCCGAAACCCCTTGATCTTGGTAATATCCGTATTCTTCCATATTGAAATAAATACCGATTGAGTTTGGAAATTGCTTTGCTTCACCAGTAATTGAATTGTAAAGTTTTTTTGACGCGTTTTTATTCATCGTAGTCAAGTTCCTTTTGGATTGAGCTACAACATACGCTACAAATTTCTTTATCGTTTCCTCGTGGTTAGTCATCACACACAGTCATTTCGTTGCCTACTAAATAATCAAAAGTCATTGTCCATCCTGCTAAGTTATTTTCAAACCTTTCAATAAAAGGCTCACAAGTTGGATTGCCGTCAATAATTCCTAAGTTGCTGAAAAAGTCTCCACGCGTTAATTTTTCATAAACACGATTCAACATTGTTATCTGAGTGTTCAATACATCCTGCTCATTATCGTTGCCTATAAAAATATCAGTTGTTTCGTCTTTTGAAATATCCACAATATCCATAGCTATTATCGAAATGTTGTATCGAATAACATTGCTTTCAAACGTGGCGTTATTAACCATAATATGCGCCAAAGGAAATATAGTTTGCTTTGCTAAGTCAACCCTGAATATGTCGCCCTCAGTAACCGTGTTCACCAAGTTCGTTGCTTCAAGTTCCGTCTTTAAAATGTTTAGTATTGCGTAGTAACTCATATTCCTTTTTTTAGTTGTCTGTTTAATTCACGTTGCTCAATCTCTGTTTTCTGCTTTTCAAAAGTAAGGTAGGTAAGTGCTGCCGTAAGTCGAAGCTTGGTAACGGCTTCAAATTTTGTGATATCTCCTTTAGCGACTGCATATATTGACTGATACCATCCCCAGTTTTTGCTAAATTGAGCTCTTTCACTAAACTCGCTGAAATCTCCTTGCTCTTCATTATCTCCGTCTCCAAATAAGACAGGGTAGCCGTCAATAACTCGTTTTCTAAATTGTAAAAAAAAACCTTTGCAGCAAGTGAAACATCCAAAGGAGCAAACTCCATGACTTCCGAATAATTAGCCGCAGATTCGTAAGGTTCTATTTTGTATTTGTCTCCGTGTTTTTCTACTATCGGGCGATACATTACCGCCATTGCTTTGTGAAACGTCTTTATATCGCTTATATTAGCCTCTAAATCTATATATTCACCCCAACTGATATGCTCTAAATTAGGAATGAAACCGAATTCCTTATCTAAAATCTTGAATGTGCTTTTGAACTCCGTCTTTTGCTTGAACATTTGAGCAAAATGATTACTTAAACTTTCAACTTCGCTGAACGGAATTTTAACCACGTCTTTTAATTGGATTCCACAAAAACATTCTATCATTTTTTCAGCTAAAAAAACCTCATCATTCGTGTTTTCGGCTATTGCTAAAAACTTTTGATAGTGCTTCAATGGAATTTCACCAAGACTTGTTGGAATTACTAATTCAAGCTTCATATTATTTAAACGTTTTATTATGATTATTGTAGTACATAGCAACCGCGTACGCTTCGCCAAGTAATATTAAATGCTTTCTTAGACTTTGACTATCATTAAAAACTATCTTTACACGTTTTCCAGTACGAATATACACGTAATTCTCAACTTCCTTAGTCATTACCGCTGTGTCATCTGTCATTAACGTATATTATATGTTCCGTAATTTCGTTTTAAACCTAATGTTTCCATTTCGTGGTATCGTACCGCCGTAATTGCATGGTCATTTGTTCCTATCGGAGTATTTAATCTTGTTCCTTGTTTGTCTACGTCCCAACAGTATGCTCTGAGTTCTTTTATTAGATTGGTGCTTTGTGAGGTTACTAAGTATTCTTGTTGTTGCATTACATCAATCCCGTAATTAATACTGTCTTTGCCTTTGGTAACGCCTTTAATTGTTATTCCGTACCGCTTTATTTCATCTATTGACTTTGGTTCTGAGCTATCTGCGTAAATAGGTACGTGTTTTGGTAGGATTTTAGCTATATCGCTGTTTAACATTCCTGTACGGTAAACCAATTCATTGAGGATCCGTGTTCCGTTATAATTGTAAATCTCAACTGCTGCCGTCGGATCGTTTGTATATCCAAAGTCTAATCCTATTCCTATCAATTTAGCTTCGGTAGGTAGTTTATCAATAGACTTCCAGTTGCTGAATATAACGCCCTCTAATGAACCCGTTTGCCCTAACCCATAAACACGCCACCAATTCTCCCAATAGGTTGATGTTTTTGCTTTCTCTTGTGCCTTTTCAATTTCTGTTATAATTGATTGTGAAAGCGCTTCATTATCCTTATATGTTAGAATAACAAAATCGGCATCCTCGTCGTTTATAAGTTCTGTGTGTACCCAAAATTCATTTGTAGGATTATAATCTAAATAAATAAATTTATTAGTACGGATTGCGAGTTGCTGATAACTTTCAAATGTAACATTATTACATTCGTTTATATAAAGAATGTCACGCCTTGCACCTCTTAATTTATCGGGTTGGTCTGCACTGAAAAATTCAAAAACACTCCCATTTTTAAAGTTATAGGTTAATAAAGATTTATTGAATTGTTCATCGTTAAAGCGATTAGTCCATTTAAGTATTTTAAGAAAGTCTTTTAATGCACCCCTACGAAGATGAGGTATTGATTCAGCTACTACGCTTATTTCAAGTCCTGCTATTCTTGTTGCTTTATCTATGAGTACGGCTAAAATAGAATACGTTTTCGAAGCCGACGAACCACCCTGAATTATTTTAGTTCGTCTTTTTAAAGCCAATACTTTATTCGTTGCTGTCGTTCTCTTGAACATCAGGAAATAATGGTTGTTCTAAAATTGTTTGTTCTATCTGTTGTAATGGCGCACCATAACCGCTATCCATTAATGCTTTATAAGCAGCAACATCGCCTTCACGTGCTTTTTTAATTAAAGCCAAAGTCATTAAATCTTCTTGGCTCATTGTTTCTTCTGCACCTGTTAAAGGGTTCTTTAGCTTTTGATTAACTTCTAACCAATACTTTGCTATTGTGCTTCTGTTTTTAGCTCCTTTAGGTCTTCCGTTAGGGTTTCCGCTTTCGCCTTTCTCCCAAGCTGGTTTTAAATTATCTTCTTTTGCCATAATCGGTGTTATATCGGTGTTATTTAATTTCAACTCCGTTCTTCTTAATAATTAAACTCGGGTCAAGTTTTTTCATTCGGTCAATTATTACTTGGCAGTATTTAGGGTCTAATTCCATTCCGTAACATTTGCGTTTAAGTTGATGTGATGCTACCATTGTTGAGCCACTGCCTAAAAATAAATCAACCAATAAATCCCCTTTGCAATAATCTGTTATTAATCTTGATAAAAGTTTAGAAGGTTTCATTGATGGATGAACTCTGTTTCTTGCTTCTTTTGGGTCATCTTTACTTAAAAACCCAAACCACTCAAAATCAAAAACAAGTCTTTTATGTTTAGTTTTTGACCAACATAACTCAAAAGTGTTTCCTATTCCTCTTTGTTGAGCCTCGCTACTTCTTTTATTCCAAACAAACCAACTACCATCTTTGCCATAATTTGGAATTAAATCGATAAAATAATCAGCACCCCATATAAATATCTCTTTGCAATAATTAAAATTTGCAAAAATTGTATTAATTAATTCAGGTGTAAAATCTTCATTATCTCCAATTATTTTATCATATTTATTTCCTTTTTGATTTCCTTTAAACCCTAAACTATTTTGAGTTCCTTTTATTTGTGAATAGTCAGTATCTAAAAACATCCCATAAGGAGGGTCTGTAAATACCATATCAGCCTTTTCTTCATTCATTAACTTTGCAACTTGGTCGCTATCTGTACTATCTCCGCAAAGTAAACGGTGTTCGCCAATCTCAAATAAATCACCTAAAACAGTAATCGGTTCTTCGGGTGGTGTTGCATCGAAATCGTCTTCTTCAGCTTCGAGTACTTCATCCGTTTCAAACGTTGGTATATCCAATCCCCAATCCTCCAACTTTTCAACGTCCCATTCATTCGCTAAACTATCCCAATCCCATTCTCCGAAACCTACGTTATCTTTAATTAAAAACTCCGCTTTTTGTTCTTCAGTCCATTCGTCTGCTATAATAACTGGTATTTCTTTAAATTTCAACTCATTTAAGGCTTTTAAACGCATGTTTCCACCTAATACGCAATATTTACCATCTACGTCTGTAAAAACGATTAGAGGACGTTTATTTAACATATCAGGGAATTCCTGTATAGACTTAACTAACTTTTGGAATTTTCCGTCTTTTATTATTCTTGGATTCTTCGGGTTCGGTTTTACGTCCGATATTTTAACTAACTTCATTTTAATTAGGGTTATAATTATAATCTCTAAATTCTTCTTTTGTTACTGCGTGTATTTCTAAAGAGTAAATTTTATAGTCTATAAAAACACAATAGTTTATTTCAGCTACTTTCATAATTAAACGTAGTGCATTCCATTCGCGTTTATGTATTTTTGGATTCATAAATACTATGTAATAATCGCCTTTTAAGGTTAAACTCACTTTTTTTCTTCTTCATAACTTGTTGAACATACGGCTAATCTTTGATCGGTGTTTTCATATTCACTTACCATTTTGTCATCTGACATACAACGTTGAATAAAATCTTTTTTATCTTCGTTAGGATTTGGTTGAGGTATCGGCATCGCTTTTATATTGGTTATAAACTTTCTCTAAATCTTTTATTCTTGCAATAACACAACTTGAACAGCTTGTTGGTTCGTTTCTTACTTTAAATATTCTTGAATGAATTGCAAATAGTTTGCTTTGTTCAACTGGCGTTATTTTATCCGTCTTTTTGTTAAACCATTCATTCAAATACTCATATTCAGTTTGCTCTAAACATAAAGGTTTCTTGTAAGGAAATAACTCATTGAGCTTTGCTTTACGTTCATCACATCCGCAGTCTTCACCTAATAACCATTTAGCTACCTTTGACACTCCAGTTACCTCTAAAACCTTTTCAACTGTGTCTCCTAATCCTTTGCTTTCAGCTGCTAATATTTCAGCTTTTGTCCGTCTTTTTCTTGCCAT